AAAAAATAATTGCTGTGTAGTATTCCATTTTTATTTATATTTGCCTTGAAAGGAAAATAAAGCGGTTAATTAGGGTTAACTGTTTTGTCCAGGCGGTCAAATTTTTGGCCGCTTTTTTTTGCAATTAACTTTAAAAATTCAATGTCGTCTGGCTGTAATAAAACGCCGTTGTATTCTATGCGCCAGTTAGCGCCTTTCTTTACTAGCTTAAAATGTTTGTGCATAAGCATATAAGCTATAAAGCGTTTAGTATCTTTTCTCATATAAGTTTAATTCGTTTTTATAAATATATTTTTTATCGATCCAAATTTTGCATAATTGTTTGGCCCAGTTAGTACCCTTTGCGTTTTGTTCTTGGATCTCGACAATTAGATCTTTGTAAGCAATAGGGCCGTAAATAAGCTGGTTTATTATGTTTTTGTGGTCTAGTTCAGTAAATTGTTTTGGGTGCTTAATTTCAGGCTTTTTGCTTTCACCTTCAATAGTTATTTGCTGCCAGTTGCCGCCAATGTTCATAAGCACAACTGGGTTAAAATCTTCGCTGGATCGTAAAAACCTGGGCTGTAATGTAAAGGTTTTTTTGTCTTTGTCTTTTACCATTTCTAAGGTGCTAGAAGCCCAGCGATCACAATTTGATCCTAAATGGCCTAGTGTTTGTGCGCCTACGCCTTTGCCCTGGTGTAGTACCCCTACAAATAAACAGTTGTAAACCTTTGTAAGACGTTTAAACCAGTTAACTAGCTTGCGGCTTTCTATTTCGCTGTTATAATCAAAAATAAGATCCAAAAGGCCGTCAATAATTACAATCGGGCAATCAGGGTTATTTTCTAAATAATTAACGATTAAGGCCCTTATTTCAGCTGGGCCGTCCTCTCGCACTGTAAAACAATCAGCCCAGGTAGGTAGGTTGTTTAAATTGCTAAAATGCTTTATTTTATTAACTTGTCTGTAAAAATCAAAATCGCTGCTTTCAGTGTCAAAATAAGCTATTTTGCGCCTTCCTTCTGGGAAATGCACTTTCATTCCAAACACATCACCAGGTTGAAATGCAGAAGCTATTGCAGCGGCTAAAAAAGTACTTTTGCCCGCCTTAGGCAATCCACTAAAAACGATAAAATTTTGGATCGTTCCAATGGGTTTATCGTCAATAGTGAATATTACCTGGCTTGGGGGGGGTATGAAATCGGGCTTGTATTTTCGCTGTGCTAGTTTTTCTTGTAAAGTTAATTTGTTTTGTCCGTCTATCATTAGATCCTTTGTAAAAAACCAATTAAAATGGCTGCAATAATTAGGGCTATTACAGCTTGTACATTAGGGCTACATCTCAATAACCTTAGTATTATTTTCGTTTTCATTTGCTATCTTTTCTAGGGTTAAAAAATATTCATTTGCTAGTGTTTCACACTCTCTTAAAAGTGTTGAAATACCTATATTACTTTTGTTGTTTTGACTTTCCTTTGCGCAAAGTATTTCTAATAAAACGTGTTCGTATTTAGTTAAGCCTGGTATCGGTGCTACTAAGCGGCCGAATTGATCCTGGACTGGCATAACTGGAAAAGCTGGGGCATTTTTATCAATTTTCATTTGTCTAGTTTTTAAAGTTCGTTATTAGGTTGCTTTTCAGTAAATTCCTTTACTGCAATAGATAGGTACTTATTGTTAGCTTTGCTAACTTTTACCCAGCCAGCAATTTCATACATTTTGCCGTCTGTTTTAAAATAACCCTGGTAATCGGGCTGCTTTTCGTTTTTTTTGTTTTCTACTTTGTTCATTGATCCAAAGCCGTCGGCTAGATCCTTTAAATAATCGTTTTTCATTTGTTTAGTTTTAATAAATTGATTAATCTGTATGTGTAATAAAAAATATGTGAAGCTGCATAAGTTAAAATGCAAACTGGTATAGATATTACAATAAAAAAATTATTGCAATAAATCTTATTAATTTTCTTCGCATTGGAAACTATTTTCTAATCTTTTAATTTCGTGCTGGTAGTGTTCCAAAGCCGCGTCTATTAGGATCCTTACTTCAAAAGAAAGATCAAACGGCAAATCGTTTTCGTTTAACGATAAAAACTTACCTGAACTAGAATAGAAAAAAAATGTGCATTGTTCGTACGGTGATAGTGCGCGAAGCGCCTCTAAACGTAAAATTTTGTGTTGTAAGCTGGCAATTTCGCCCAGTATCTTACTGTCGGTTTTAAGTTGCATATATTAGGGTTTTGTTTGTCTTTGGTAAAATTATAGTAAAAACGTTTAAACTACCAAATTTATTTTTATAGGGGCATAAAAAAGGCCCAGTATAGAAATACCAGGCCGCTTTTTTGTACTAGACCATTGAAATTTATCTAACCAACTTGCTTGCTTATCCTAAAAATAGTGCTTTTTCCTCACTTCTGCGCCTTACTAGGCCAGGTAAAACTACTTTTTGGCCATTTACAGTGCCTTTATTCCAGCGATCAAACTGGGCCGCCACTTCTGCTTTTGGTGCGCCGCTATTAAGTAACCTTAAAAGCGTGCTAGATTGAAATGCGCCGATACCTACGTTATAAACAAAGCTGGTTAAACTATCCAGCTGGTTTTGATTAATAGGTACCTTAACCAGTGCTTTAATCTTTGGCACTATTGACTTTGTTTCTTTTCTTAACCATTCAACAGCCTTTTCCTGGGTGATACTATCACCTAGTTGTACTTTACGCTTTGCGTCGTAATTATAGGTAGATCCGTAACCAATAGTTGGTATTCCCACTGGATCAATGTAGGCCCTTAAATATTTATTAATATCGTCGGCTTCAAATCTTTTGATCAATTCCTCGGCCTTTGCTCCTACTGCCATTGTGCTGCTTAATAAGATTAACGCCACAACTGTAACCACCAATATTTTTTTGGTTTGGCTAGTCATTATGGACGGTTATTTAAATTAATGTCGCTGTCTTTTGCTGCAAATAAACCTAGGCCGCTTAATATTGCTGTAATACCAGTTGCCACGTCGCCTTTTAATACTGTTGCAACCCCAGTAATTACGGCACCTAGGCCGAATAGTGATGTTTTCCAGTTTTTGAACATAAAATTATTTTTTAGTTACAAAATCAAGTTTTGTTTCAATGCGCGCCAGACGATCCAATATTTCAGTATTGGTATTGTTGTGCCTGGATAGATCCCTTTCAATTTTATCTAACCTATTTTTGGTTGTAAAATAAAAGCCCCCACCAGCCGCAATAAAAATGCAAATACTAAATAACAGATCCGTCGCCATTTTCCTCTTTTAATATTTCACGCGCTATTGCATTGTAAGCGTCGGCCGCTGTCATTGCTGCCGTTAAGTTTTCAAATAAACCGCTTTTGCTAGCTGCGTCTAAAATTTGTTTTAAAATTGCAAGTGCTTTTTTTGTTTCCATTGGTTTTGTATTTTAAAGATTAATTAAGCTAGTGTAATATTTAACTCAGTTGCGGCCCACTGGTACGCTGCCAGGTTAATATCTGCGCTTGATCCCCACACGTCATAGTCAGGCTCCCCGATTGTTAAATTTCCGTCTGCAAGTTTAACTGCGTCCGCGTCTAATAACTGCCAGTAAAACGTCGCACTGTTTAATAAATTGTCGTTAATGATAATTAGGCTAAATACGGTTGCTGTTTGTTGCTGTCCGTTTACCCATAATGTAATAGGTTGTATTTGTTTCATATTGTTTTATTTAAAAAAATTAAGCTCCACCAAAAACATAACATTTAAAATCTATATTGCTACCAGTATTATTTGATAAAATATTACCATTACCAGCAGTTAAACCTAATGATATAGCACCAGCGGCATTATAAGTTGTGCTAAAAGTGTATGATCCACTACTAAATACTAATGTAGGTGCTGCACCAGTTACATACGCATACATTGCAAAACCACTTGTTCCACCACTATTTGCCATAATTATATAAAATACACCACCATAAGTGCCAGCATTTGTACCAAATTGTTGTGTATCTGATAAAGTACCTGAAAAATATTTATATCCACCATTACCAGACGCAAAAGGTACGCTTAGGGTATTTGTAATTGTTACTGGTGTTAAATCAAATTTACTTGCTAAAGCCGTTCCATTAACTTGTAACTTTTGCCCCGCGTCTGTTGTTGTGCCGATTAGTAGGTTTCCACCACTTGTTATGCGCATTCTTTCTCCTGTCCCAAGAGTACCATTAACAAAAAATTGCATTAACGAAGTAGCACCCGGAGCGCCTAATATCATATTCCCACCACTACCAACTGATTCAATTTGCAAATCACTAATTGTTCCCGCTGCTTTTATTTTAGGAGTATATAGAGTTGATACATCAAAATAAATACCTGCATTTGCAACACCTGCTTGAAATATTCCACTAGGTGTAGAAGTACCTATTCCTAAATTTCCAGCAGAAGTTAAAAACATAGCATCAACATTATTGCCAATTTCAAATTGAATTGAACCACCAGCAACATAAGTTCCTATTGATAAGTTATTTAAACTTTCTTGCCAATAAATATGCGCCCTATCTACACCACTATTAAAAAATTGAATATATTGACCTGTATTTGTACCATCTAAAACTAATCTATCATTTATATATCCCGTTCCGTTTACATTTAATTTATAACCGCTATCAGTAGTAGTTCCAATTAAAAAGTTTCTAGCTGCGCTTATTCTAGCTGCTTCCTGGACGTTAACAGCCGCCGCGTCGTAAATACCAAATAAAATTGGACTTGCTGCTGCTGTTGATCCGTTAAAAATACAAAAGTCGCGATCTGCACTACCCTGGATAAAGTTATTTGTATTTGTTGCAATACCTAAACCAATTCTTTTGGTTGGTGCTATTTCTGCGTTATCAATACGTAAACTAGGCGCTGTTGCACCTACAATTTGTATACCATTGTCGCTAGTTGCACTAACAACCACTAATTTTCCAGTTCCTACTGTTGACGTGCCAATTAATACCTGGCCCGTTGTTTTTTTAACTGTTACTGGCTGAATTGCACCAACTACATCATAAATTCCAAAATCATTTGCACCAGCGTTGTATGAATTACCAATTCGCCACAATGCAACACCGCTGTTTTGAAATGCAATTTTAGTATCGTTTGTGGCTGTTGTTTGGTTTAATCGTATAAATTGATTTTGATCGTGATCAATTTGTAAAGCCGTTCCAGGTACATTTGTACCGATACCC